GGATTATGAAACCGAACTATTGGAGATCAGGTCAAAGATTGCGGAAGCAAATGACCGTGCAAAAACTTGGGAACTACAAGCCACATTCTTAAAAGAACTTCAAGATGACAAACCTAAAAGCACTCGTGGTCAAAGCATCAATAAATAACATCATCAAGTGGCGTGTCTACTTCGCTGGAGAACTTCTCGCAACCTTTGAGAATGAAACGGATGCCATCTATTATGCAAACTTTATTGACCGACAATGATGAATACAAAAGATATGGTTGCATACTTACTGCAACACAAACCCGAAACAAGGGATTGCGACATCAAATTGATGTCAGTTATTTATCGCAGATTGTGTGACGGGAAAGATTTCTTCACGGAGTTTGAAGCAAAGCGATTGCCATCACCGGAAACAATTAGACGATGGAGGGCAAAGCATCAGGAAGAGAACGAAGAATTGCGTGGTCACAATTATATTCTAAGGCACAAATCTCAAATCAGAGTTCAGCAACAATTGGGATACAATGTCTAACATCATAAATTTCAGCGGTGGTCGCACTTCAGCGTATATGACAAAACGATTGATTGACGAAGGTGGTGAGTATCTTGTGACCTTTCAAAATACTGGAAAGGAGATGCCACAAACACTTGACTTTATCAATGAATGCGACCATCGGTGGAATTTGAATTTGGTGTGGTTAGAATATCGAAAACCAGCAACATTTGAAGTTGTAAGTTACGACACCGCATCACGCAATGGTGAACCGTTTAATCAACTTTTGCAACAAAGACCATCAGGAATACCCAATCAGCAATTCAGATTCTGCACGATGGAATTAAAAATAGAAACATTGCGTAGATATTTGAAATCAATTGGAATAAAACAATACACATCTTTCAATGGTATCAGGTATGATGAACCAAGAAGGTGGGCAAAGATTAATGCAACTGATTTAGATGTTGAACTTCCTTTGGTTAAATGGAAAACGACCAAGCAAGAAGTATTGAGCTGGTGGAAAGAACAACCATTTGATTTGATGGTGAATGAACCATACGGGAATTGCGATGGGTGTTTCTTAAAAGGCAAAGGCAAGTTGTCAATTATTGCAAAGGAGAAACCCGAATTGTTAGATTGGTGGATTGATATTGAGAATCAAAGCGGACATCAATTCAAAAAGGAAATCAGTTACCAACAATTAAAAGACAAGGCACAATCACAACTTGGCTTGTGGGATGATGATCCATCGTTTGAATGTTTTTGCAATGTAGATTAAAAAGATTATATTTGAATCGTTAACTGGAATGTAAGAGATTCCGAAAGTTAAACCACTATTGCCTCATTGAATTTGTCGCACTCTTACTGCACAAATTTGGTGGGGCTTTTTTTATGGCTAAAGACAAAACATCATTTTTACTCTACTGCGACCAGCAAGGAGTATTCAACAAACTACCTGATGAAATTGCAGGTAAATTAATCAAACACATCTTTGCTTATGTAAACGATGAAAATCCACCTTGTGATGACTTACTATTGACCATCGCATTTGAACCCATTAAAACGCAACTGAAGAGGGATTTGCGTAAATATGATGATTACATTGATAAACAAAAGTTTAATGGTGCGAAAGGTGGAAGACCAAAGAAGGAAGAAACAACCCAAATAACCCAACCCTTTTTTGAAGAACCCAAAAAAGCTGACAATGTAAATGTCAATGCTACTGTAAAAGATATAAAAGTAAATAGGGATGTTTTTATCAAACCATCCATTGTTGAAATAAAAACCTATATGACGGAAATCGGAATGGCTGATGTATCCGAAAAATGGTTTGACTATTATGAAAGTAACGGATGGTTAGTTGGTAAAAACAAAATGAAGAACTGGAGAGCAGCGGTTCGTACTTGGAAAAATAATAATCTTTCAAATAATGTAAGTAGTCCACAAATTGTTCACCGAAAAGTGTTTTCTTTGAAAGAATATGACGAACGAACTTGAAGAATACATAATCGGTCAATTGCTATACTTTGACCAAACTCGTGCAATGTTGCCGAGAATTAAATCGCAATGGTTTGAAGACAACCTAAACAAACGCATTGTTGAATCAATGTTGGAGATGTACATCAATAACGATGAGATTGATGTTCTAACTTTGGGAAAGAAGTTCAGCCGTGCGGAGATGGTCACCATCGTCAAACTCACTCAGAATGTTTATGGTGTTCCAAACATAAGCAGTCACCTTCCAGCACTTGAACATAAGTACCTAAAGAAACAATTCATTCAGAACATAACAAATTTGGATTTGACTTCGGACTTAAAAGAGATTCTCACAAATGTTCAGACAATGGTCGACAACACCAAGTTCACAACCATCAATGATCCGGTCACGATTACCCAAGTTACCAACAAGACGGTTGATGCTATTATTGAGGCGGTGCAAAGAGGTGACAAGCTGACGGGAAGACCAACGGGATGGGCGGGACTTGACCGAGTATTGGGTGGATGGAACAACGGTGATTTGATTGTAATGGCTGCACGACCGGGTCAAGGTAAAACGGCACTCGCTTTGTCGCTGATGTATGACTTTGCAAAGATTGGTGGCAAGGGTTTGTTCGTTTCTTTAGAGATGAGCAATGAGCAACTTGTCAAAAGATACTTATCATTGATCACCGACCTTGCCAATTGGAAGATTCGCAATGCAAACCTTCGTGAGTTTGAAGTTCAGCAATTAATCAATTCAGCCAACAATCAGACGGTGCAATTCTACATTGACGACGATCCGAATTGCAGTATCCAACAAATCAAATCCAAAGCCAAGATTCACAAAGCAAAACACGGACTTGAACTTTTGGTGATTGATTACATCCAGTTAATCAAAGGAACAAAAACAAACCGAGAACAAGAGATTGCCGAGATATCCCGAAACTTAAAATTGCTTTCTAAGGAACTAAATATCACCGTGATAGTGTTGGCTCAGTTGTCACGCAAATGTGAGGAGAGAGCGGATAAGAGACCTATGCTGAGTGATATCCGTGAGAGTGGAAGTATTGAACAAGATGCGGATGTCGTGATGTTCCCATTCCGACCGGCATACTATTCAGGTGAGAAGCTCCAGCAAGAAGAAGCCGAACTGATTATTGCAAAGAATCGTCACGGGGAATGCTACACAATCAAAACGACATTCATCGGTGAACGCACAAAGTATGAAGAACGACTATGAGGCACGGTTCATTGTTTAGCGGAATAGGTGGGTTTGATTTAGCAGCCGAGTGGATGGGATGGGAAAACATATTTCATTGCGAGTGGATGGAATTTCCACGAAAAGTATTGGACTATCACTTCCCGGATGCGGATAGTCACATTGATATATGTAAAACTGATTTCAAAAAATATGCAAACACAATTGACATTCTCACCGGAGGATTCCCTTGCCAACCATTCTCACTTGCCGGAAAAAGAAAAGGTACGGATGATGAACGCTACTTGTGGGGCGAGATGCTTCGAGCAATACAAGAAATTAAACCGAGATTCGTCATTGCTGAAAATGTCTTTGGTATCACGAACATTGATGGCGGATTGGTATTCGAGCAGGTGTGCATTGACTTGGAAACTCAAGGGTACGAAGTTCAGCCGTTTATTATTCCAGCTGCATCCAAAAACGCACCGCACCGCAGAGATAGGTGTTGGTTCATTGCTACCAACTCCAACTGCAATGATGGACGAAGCACCAATAGAGAAAGTGGATGCGAGGAATCAAAAGCAAATGGAGAAGGGAAACAGTCCATTCATTCTCGGACTTGGACAACAAGCAATAAGGGGGATGCTGCCAACGCCAGCAACGAGGGATTACAAAGGAACAAACTCAATAGAACATTTGAAAGGAGAAAATGGAACGGTTATGAATCACCTGACGCAACTTCCAAATTATATCAAATTCCATATTGGACTAACTTCCCAACTCAATCCCCGGTTTGTAGCGGAGATGATGGGATTCCCCATCAATTGGACGGAATTACCTTTCCTAAGTGGAGACAAGAATCCATCAAAGGATACGGAAACGCAATAGTGCCACAAATCGCTTATCAATTATTTCAAATCATCAACGAGTTATGAACCACTATCAAGAAACCCACCTACTAAAACAAGAAGTCAAACGGCTCAAAGGAGTTATTGCGGAACTCAATCAAAAACGAATTGACGAGGTCAAGAAACTCAAAGATGAAATCATCAATCCAAGATGCAAGATCAACGAGATAGATGCCGAATGGACTGAGGCGATGAGAGTGGTTGCAATCGTCTATGATGTCACACCTGATGCAATCATTGACAAGGTTCGGACTCAAAACATTATGGATGCTCGGCACTTGTTTTGCTATTTATGTAGGAAGCATTTGAAGATGACCTATCTTTCCATCGGCAAGATTCTGCATCGTGATCACTCAACCATCATCAACTCCGTGCAAGTGTACGAATCTCTTGTAGAATATGACCGAACAACCAACAAACTATATGTCGAATCTTTATCCTTACTGGGTTTGCATTTGCACGAAAGGTCTAAGCTCGTCAATACATATTCTCCGGTCTGAAGATGAGATGTTGCGTGTAAAGAAAAAATACGAAAGGAATGGTTATATTTGTAGTATTGAAAAGAAAATGTGAATAAAGCGGAAATCATAGAGGAACTCTCAAGAGCTGAATGGCTAACCAAAGCCACGAAGAACATCGCCAAAGGAAACGAGTTGGCAAGGGAACTCTATCAATTCTACTTTCTGACCATATTGCAAAAACCTGATGAACAAATTGAGAAAATATACAACGACGGATACATCCAATTTTGGACAATCCGTCTTTTGTACCTTTGTATCAACGGCAACCGGCATCCCTTTGGTGAATCTCGGATATATGATCAATACGATGTCTATGACTTGCACTTGTCTGAAGAACCCGACCTTCTTTTGGAACGGGAAGAAGATGAACGAATCGAACAAAAACGAATCAACAAAATAAATCAGGTAACTGAATCAGCATATTTCTATGAGCGTGAACTATTCAAACTTTGGTGCAGCGGAATGTCAGCACGAGCAATCCACCGCCAAACGGATATTTCAGTCAGGGAGATTCTGCGAGTAGTAAAATTAATGAAAGAAAGATGTACAACGAAATAATTGGAATTGCTTGTCTAAGCATCATCATCGTCAACTTCGGTAAACCAGCCGACCTACTGAAACGCTATCTCTACGGAAGCGACTATTCCAAATGGAAACGAATGAAACCACTTGATTGTGCTTTCTGCTTATCGTGGTGGTTGGGTTTGTCGTTTTTTATATACACCTACGGATTTGTGGGTATCTTGTACGCATCCATCGCAACCGTAATTGTCGCACTACTTGAAACAAAACTATGATAGAATTCATCCAGTCACTTCGCCCAGCATACGAGATCTACAAAAAGACACTCGTGTTTCAATTAACGCCTGAGCAATCTGCACAACTTCAGAATGTACATCGTGAGATATTTGGTCGGAATCTTCCAAACTGTTCAACTTGTGTGATTGAATCCGTGTTCTCACTTTTAATTTGGGCAGACCAAAAAGCATTGGAGTTGGCACAACTTGCCGATGATGAGCAGAAACCAAAACGCAAACGGAAATGACAAACAATAAACAACAAACTTACACTATTGAACAAATAGCCAAGCAAAACAACATTGCTTTGTATTTGAACGCCAAAGGTGAAGATAACACTGG